GTGACCCCCAGACGAGTTGGGGAAACTCGCTCTGGAATACCTGCTTGCATCTGTTTGCTAGCTATAAAGTCCTCAAGAAGCTCAAGAAACCAATGTGGACGGACTTGATAGTTCTTGGAGACGATTCGCTGGCGCGCTTCCTGGGGGGTGGGGATCAAAAGCTGATCACCAAAATCTATGAACAAGCGATCATTGAGGCCGGACACGAGCCGGCAGTTGTTCATAGTCATATCCGCTGGGATATGTGTTCTTTTTGTTCGAGGTACATCTTCTGGAAACCAGCTCAATCTCCAGAGGAGTTGGCGAAGGCCAATCGGTGGGCATGGCCCGGTGTTCCCACCATGTTGAGCGCTCCCATGAGAATGTTGTCTCGGGGGATGATGGTCAAGTTGCGCCTCCCGGCAGGTTGGTCGGGAGTTCAGGGGGGAATTGCGTATGCCGCTGCTGTTTTGGAAGCGAAGAAACAGCTGTGGCTCGACGGGGGTTCTGAAGTGCCGTTGGTTCGAGAAGCACTTCAGCGCGGGTTACCCGAGAGTCTTGTTACTCCAAAAACCCATTGTTATGCGTGGAACCTCGACATGCTTGCACGTCGGCTCATGTTACCGCACCGCCAGATCGAAGATGTCGCTAAGACCCTCACGGTCTACCGCGACTACGCGTGTGCGAACTTTGCCGTTAACGTGATCAAGATGTACCATCCAGATTACTATCAAACTGCGGTGTTGATGGAAACTGGCGAGGTGGGCCACAATTGGAACCAACCGCATGCCCAGGTTAACGCGGGGGGAAAACCTGGGCCGCTTTTCGACACCAAACAAGCATTGTCCCGGCTTTCAACCGGTGTCAAAGTGTCGATGGCACTCGTGGCAGCCACTTACACCCACAAGCTGAGTGATAAAATGTATGCAGAGACAGTTCTCGCAAACATGATGTCACAGGTGGAAGTCACGAGGGGCAATGCCCCGAACGCGATGTTTCACGTGGATTTGAGAGTTCCATGTGACCTGAGTGAGCCGGGGGGAGCCGACGAGAGTGAGCTCACCCCCCCTGTGCACGTAACGGACGCTGGGACGCTCCGTTACGTGTACCTGCGGTTGAAGCGAGCAGAGCGCTACTTCCAAAGGGCAGCAATGCCCAATTGGTTGAGACCGCAGTCAGAGTCAGCCTGGCAGTTCTGGCTGAATCGCGTTTCGGATGAGGCGCTGGGCGCGCCTCTGGGTGGGTTGTTTTGATACCACCCTGTCATCCCTCTCCCCCACTCTCTTCACCTTGCGAAAAGTCCCACATTTTCCAGGGCCGGTGGAGTCGTCTCCAACCTCGCGGAATGTCGCCCAGTGGTGACCTCTGCTCCATTGTCTGTGGAAGGCAGTCCCTCGATGTCACATCGAATAAGGGGGGTAGCTGTTAGCCCACAACATGGGGTAAGTCATCAAACTTCCGATGAGCCTGGTGCCACCGTGTATTTCCTTCGGGTTACATGCACACCTTTCTCCCACTTCTTGTTGCTCCAGTCGTTCTCGTTTGCTCTGGCAGGGTGTTGCCATGACAGAAACGAGTCAAAAGGCTACGACTGATGAGGCCCCGCCTTAAGAGGGCCGAAACAAAGCGCACCTCGGTGTGCCGTCTACGGTGACCCATCCCAGCCTGAAAAGGCCAATGAGGCGGCAGCCCTCTACAATGGGTCCAC